GCATCTAAATTCGATAAGGGTATAGATGTTGTTGCCGTGCCAAAGGTGTATGGGACAGTCATATTAGAACCTCACTCTCAATTCATGTTCAAATTCAAATCCGTTATAAACAAAACCTGCGCTATTTGATGTTACTGTGCAACCTAAATACTTGCCGTATTGGGAAGCATCTGATTTAAATAATTGATAACCTACGGTATCCCAACCAATTGTTACATTGCTATTATTTTTCCACAAAATAACTGTAAAATTATTGTTAGTCCAATCAATTAAACTGGTTAATACGTTAATTGGATTTTGACTCACTTCACTATCTATGGTAGCAGTTAAATCAATCGTATTGTTGCTATTTGTTGCTTCTATGGCTAATTTTAATGCTTGTTTTGTGCGTATGGGATCACCCATTGGCATCAAAGCAGTCTGTATTCTGCTAGTAATTGTATTTGCACCATCATTATACAATTTGACTAAATTATTGCCTTGTGTACCGTAAATAGTAATCTTGCCACCAACAGTCACCGAGGCAATATAACTTAAAGTATCGCCTTGACTAGTTAAAAACCATTTTTTCTCAAAAAATACGGCTTGAATATACCGATAACTCTGGGTAAAAACCGCATCATAATATCTAAAGTTAAAACACGCACAAAGGATGTTATTTACCAAAACTTGACCAGCGTAGACAGGATTTGTAAAGTCAATGTTTGGAAACAAGCCATCTAAGCTATCAGACAGTTTACTGGTCGTTGAACCAACTAAAGCGTACATTCCATAATCGTTCATAAATAGCACAGAACGGAAGTATGGAAAGATGGTATGTTGACGTTTAGAACCTACCGAGGCAGAAACGTTGGTATTAGTAAATAAGGTTGTGCCATCGGTTTGTACTCGCACATCAGAGAATACGTTGATAGAATCATCACCAAAAATGTATAAAAAGTTATTAGCAGATAGTAATTGAGTAATGTTACCGTGTAGGGTTGAATCGGTTAATGTTAAAAAACCAGCCGATACACTTGTAAAATCGGAATAAGAACCTGCTGCGCTATAATAAATAGTTCTACCTTGCGCTATCCACAATCTCCCACTAAAGGTAGCAATAGCAGTATTAGTTGTATTATTTATTGTGGCAGTAATGGTTGCTGCGTTAGTAAATCCACCACCACTAAGGGAAACTACTAGGTTAGCTGAGTTAGTATACCCACTACCAAAGTTTGTCATGACCACTTGTGTGACAATATTTCCTAAAACAATGGCTGTACCTGCTGCGCCTGCGCCTCCACCGCCACTAATATTAACTGTTGGTGCGCTCGTATATCCAGCTCCACCAGTAATCACATTAATGGTGACTGTGCCTGTCTTAAAATTAAGTAAACTAGCTACTGCCGTAGCATTATTACCAGCACCATTAGCACTTGTTATGGTAACGGTTGGCGTGGTGTTATAACCTGTACCAGCGTTGGTAAGTGCAATAAATGAAACACTATTACCACCAGTAGTTAGGAAAGATGTAGCATTAGCTTGTATACCATTAGCATTATTGGGTGCTGATATAACTACTGAAGGTGAAACGTTATAAGCAGAGCCACCATTGCTTATAGCAACTATACCAATTGAACCTATTTCTACTAAATTAGTGCCATCCCATGAAAATAACCCGTTATTTGGGTCAATAATCATCATAAATTCGTTATTCCATTGAGCAACTTGCACTCCAGTACCAGTAAAAGTACTAGCAGTAGCAATTGTTCCTGTAGAACCGTTAATCACGTTGTAATATTGTGCGCTACCATTGGCATTAAAAGAAACTACATAATCCATAACGCCAATGTTAATAGAGTACAAATAGGTAGGGCTTGCAAAAGTAACAGCCGTATTACCGCTATAAACAGCACTATAATTAGGAATAATTTTTAGATTACCAAACCCAATAGGTTGGATATTCTCAAGCCAATATAACTCTTTCTCATCAATTGAGGTGCGATTAGCTTTGGTGTTTAGTCCTGTAAATTGTTTAACAACTTGGTAGGACTTGCGCTGTTCTGCTGCTGCCATAATTAATATGGAGAAGAATAAACACTTGGCAAACGCCTTGTGTATACAGAATTAATAATGCTATTGATTTGCTTGAGATACTCTTGTTTAAAAATCTCAGACTCACCAAAACTTTGTTCGTAAAATTTAGCTAAATAAGCTGAATAAAACGGTACGGCAGCACTATATGGATCATTAATTGAATCATTAACGGTTGGTGTAGATAAATTTAACGGATTGGGCAATACTACGCAATCTATCTCTACTTGGTAAATCTGATCTGGAACTGGTCCAATATAAATACTATTTTGACCATAAACGCTAAATGCTAAAGGTTGACCAATATAATTCTGCCAAAAACGTAATCTTGCACTAAAGTCTGACCATGCAAAATAATTCATGGGTAAACGTGAATTTCCCCAATATAAATTAATATTCACAATATCTAAGATAGTATTGCCTGAACTAGATGATAAAGGTGCAGTTCCCATGAGATTAGTTAAAGCCTCATACGAAATGTTTTCACAATTACCAACATACTGTAAAGTAGCTGTTCCATCAGCAAATGCTGTACTTGGTGGGTAATTACTATAATTATTAGTATTGTTGCCAGGATACGCTGGTGCAGTTGATCCTGATGTACCACCAGTTATATATTGATATATAAAGATATTGCTAAATACAAATGTATTAGCTGTAACTACTGTATCTGCTAACCATTGGGTAGGATATGCTGGCGTGACAGAATTAATGGTTGCGCTAGGTGCAACTTGACATGGCACTTGAGCAACAACGATTTCTCGTAATGCGCCAGAATCTCTTACTACACGCTCACGAGCAGAATTGATGTTGTCAGTTAGTTGCTGATCCGTGTAAAAATTGGCATTAGCATCATGTAACAATCTACGTACTGCGGTGAGGTAACTTGACAAAGTTGCCATTTAATTTCCATCATTTATGACGCTATTTTAAGGATGTTTCCCCGAACCTGCCTTTTAGCAGGTAGGGGTACTTTTTCCACCAACGGGGATAACGATTGGTCTTTTTTTGGAGGTTGGGTACTAATCTCCCATTGATCAAGAATAGCTAAAGCAGCCTCTAAATCGTTGGAAGTAAGACACCATCCCAACCTAGCCAAGTAAACTTCTTTATTTTCGCTACCATAACCAAATACATGACGAGCAACTTCTTCAGGAATCTCTACAGTAGTGTCTTTTGGAAAAGTATAGAAAACACCACCAAGTCCATCTTTCAGTTTCTTATCAGATCGATTTGTAACATAAATCACAGTCATTAGAAACTCACTACGTTTCCAAAAACTGATATATCACAAGTAGCTGCTACGGCTGTATTTACATTTAAAAATAAAGCTGAAGTAACAGCACCACTTACTGCGGTATTGGTTAAATACGGTTCAGCAATGTTAAGTGTAATAAATGTTCCTACACCAGTTAATTGTGTCGTTATTACATTCGATACAACTACGTTAGGTGTAGTTACATTACCCGTTGAACGTACAGAAATAGAAATGTTTGCCGTTGCTGCGCTTGCATTTGGATCACTTATAACAATTTGACGAATAATTACACTACCAGAGTTAGAAACAGCACCGCCATTGGTTAAACCACCACTATTTAAAGGGATGGTTACAATACCTAGACCTGCTGTTGCTAAACTCGCATTACGAACAAATCCAACTCGACCATAACCAAAACTATCTAAAGTTGCATTACCGACCTTATTTGGGTTTGCCATAATTTCTCTCCTTAAACGTTGTAAGTGCCAACAACAGCATTGCCACCGTTTGAGGTATAGAGAGTTAATGATTGCGTGGCTGTAGAAGCATTAGCACGAACGTTCCAACCATCAGACAAGATAGTTGTACCGCCTGTGTTAACAGCTACATAAGCTACCCAGTTATTAACTGCAACACCAGTAGCATTTTGGTATGTATTTACCTCAATCGACACGTTTGAAGTTGTCGAGTAAGGCATAATATATACACCAGCAGGTACAAACTGTGCCGATGACACACCAGCGTTCATAGCTGTTAAGTTACCAATACCAATGCTAGTAATAATGACTGGTTGTAAAAACGCACTTGGCGTATTTGTCGCAGTTTGCGAAACAAGGATTTTATTTGTACTTAATGACATGGTTATCTCTCCTTATAGTGAAATAGAGTTGTAACCTGAAACCCGTGTCATCGACTTAGGTTTAACGCTTACCAATTCGGCAATCATTAAAACTGCGCCAACATAACCGATCTGCCAGTTAGGAAGTGTAGACTCAAATCCAGTAAACACAAACGAACCTTGATCGTGGATGTACAAGCTCATGTAGTTACTGTTAATAAAATAAACAGTACCTTCTGGGCAGTACGGATCAGGATAAATAGGAACACCAGCAACCATTAATGCTCTGAAAGCAGCAGATGGTCCATTTGCATCACCATCAAAACCGTTTCCTGGAGTAATAACGTACTGTTCTTGTCCAACATAGTCTTGTGCTAACAATGTCCATGTACCAAAACCACAAACACCAAACGTAGGCACTTCAGCACCGTTCTTCACAGTTCCAGAAATGTATTGGAGGATGTTTTGTCTTGTAGGATTGACAGAACCAGCAGCGTACACTTTCGATTTCCACCATGTGTAGGTAGTTCGATTAATGTTACCGTAGGTAGTCATGTTAGTACCATCATCAATCGCACCAGGTAAACCGATGAATTGTTGTGTGTTGGTATAGTTGGTGTACAAAGCAGTTGCCATTGCATCCATCATTACGTTGGTCGCATCGTTCATCCGAGCTTCGATCAATGGAATAATGGCATAGTCTTGCTGTACTGCACCTTCCATTCCGAGAAACGGAACTGGAGCAATCATGAGCTTGAGGTTGAACTCAGCGTTGAAAGCACCTTGTTGAACTGACGGCTGTGTGAATGAACCACTATAGTCAGACCATTGTGCGTTAACAAACTGAGCGCCCTGAACGGGTACAGTTACCTGGGATACACCACCTGAAGCCTGTTGACTGTTAGCAATCAAAGCAGCCATCAAGGGTGTGCTGTTGTAAAGTTGAACAACCAGTTTAGGGATAAACGCTCTACGGGTTACATAAGTAAGCTCGTTGTACTGCGATGATCCTGAAGCTGGAAGAATACCGCCACCTATAGGCATGGTTTATCTCCAAACAAAATTAAAATATCCCCTGTGTACTGCATAAATCAAATACCAATCGCTTTACGACCTAGATTGCGAATGTCTTTTAACGCTGCTGCTGCTTCATTTCTCGCACCTTGCTGCGGATTCTTCCAGTATTTAGACAAGTCAAACTTGTTAATTACATTCGGATTGTAGCCAGTTGGAGTTGGTTCAGCAGCTTGTTTCATCCAATCAAAATACTCAGCAGCCGTTTCGTGATTGGTCATACCTTTTTCAAGCATCAGCTTTTCAATTTCATCAATGTCGGCTTCTGAAGCTAAACCTTTTTTGACTAATGAATTTCTGCGCTTATTAAGTTCATCTACTGCATCTTTTTCACGCAATTTAGCTTCCAATTGCATAACCCGTTCTTCAGCTTTAGATACAGCCTTTTCGGTGTAATCTTCCATCTCAAGTTCAGGAATAGGAAGATTAGGTCTAACTTTTTTAGTTAAACGCAATGCTTCCTTGCGTGTTGCGGGATTATCAGCAAGCTCTTTCATCAAGAGTGCTAGTTCATCACGCTGTTCAAAGCTCATATCTTCTAAAGACATTTTTATCCCCTAATTTCCGTTAAATGACTTTTTTGGTATCGCCTGGTTTAGACATACTCATCATGTTCTTATAGCCAGCTTTTGGAGCTGAAGATAAGCCACCGAACTCAGAATAACGAGGAGTATTGATTACTTGACCGTTTTTCTGATTGTTGTCGGTAGGTTTCCGAGGAGATGCTGCACCACGAGGTTTAAAGAGATCCATAATTTTTCCTTACATGGGTTGAGGTGTAGGCATACCACCTGGCGCTGCTGCTGGAGCAGGTGGAGGTGACATACCTGGGATTGCTGGCGCTTGCTGCATTGCTTTACCTTCAGGCGTTGCGCCACCTGCTTGAGGTAATGTTTGCAACATCTGCAAAATTTCAGATGGTTGTAATTCTCCAGTCTTAGCCTTTTTAGGACCTAAGATGCTGACCATTGTTCGGATAGCAGAAAGAATTTGTTTACCTTCAATAGATTCGCTGCCAAAAGCAGGAAGGGCTTGCTCTAAAAGATCGGTAGCCATGGATACATTAACCATTGCGCCTTCACGAGATCCCATCTTTGGTTCTGGTGTGGACATCGGTGATCCCATTGGAGGAGATGATTCGTCTGAAATTCCCATAGCTGGAACTTCTGGAACTGGCGGTAATCCACCAGGAGTTGCAGAATCCCGTTGGCTTTGCATCATTTTCATTAACTGATCTGAGGGTACGCCCATAAATTTTTCCTATCAAATTACTTCGTATCGTAATCTTAATCTATCGGTTGTCAAGTGGGGGGATTTATTTTGCTTCCCTCCCCCCGTAGGAGGGTATTCGGTCAAGTCCGAAATAATCCTAAAAAGGATTACTTGCGTGCTTTACGACCTTTGCGAGATTTGCGTGCCATGTGAATTTCTCCTAATAGCATACGGTCACCTATTTATAGGGTAAGGCAGCCACAACCCTTTCCTCGTGAAGGAAGAAACTTATCTGCGTGACTTACGCCCACGCTTTGCTTTTTTACCGTACATAACATACTCCTAGTTAAGCTATCCCCTAACTGTCCTACCATAAGTCCTGGTGCTTGGATTGCGATCAAAACTCTTTACTCCTTGAGTACGATACTCCAAGTTTGGGTTTCTTTCACCTTTTTTCAAAGATTCTGTTGAAACCCTTGGCTGGTCTGCCTTTGGTGCTATTCCTTGTGCCATTTAACCCACCTGTTGTTCTTTTTTAGATTC